CTAGCGTTGCCGCACACCCAAGCGTCGCCGCACACCCTAGCGTCGCCGTACACCTCAGCGTTGCCGCACACCCAAGCGTCGCCGCACACCTCAGCGTCGCCGTACACCCTAGCGTTGCCGCACACCCAAGCGTCGCCATCTTGCGCTAAGTTATCTTCTTTTTCCACATATCCACCAAGTTTACCAGCTTCAACACTTCCAAAGCTAATTAAAGCCTTAATCCTAAATAATTTCTTGCCCCATTTTTCTATAAACTCTGCTGTTAACTCATACTTTTTCATAGTTACCGCTCCTTTAAACTTTAGCTAAATCACCTTGACGACATGCTGACCGTTTTGGTACTACATCAGGCACTAACGGATGATATTTATAACACCGCTCACGATCAGCTACCACATAAGTAAATCCGCTTTCTTTGTCTACTCTCAAAAACGGTTGATGTCCGCTGTATGGGCAATCAACAGTGTTAATACATTCAGCGCATTTTCGTTCGACGTCTGCGATAAAGCTGATATCGCTGCAATTACGCTTTATAAAGCTATCGTCGGCATCAGGAAAAATCCTTTTTGCTGCAGCTCTAACTTTCTCGCTTATTGGCTGCCGTAGTTCGCCAAATGTTTTACCGGCAGCAAGATCAGCAAACAACTTTTTAACAAACTCATTTGCCGCTTTAGAATTACGCTCAATAGCCTTCTTCTCTGCACCGATTTTATTTTGTCGCAGGATTGATAAAGTATTATTAATATCTGCCCATGTTGGCCAATATTTATTATTATCAGCGATATAATCAACAGTATCGCCCCACATCTCAATGTCTGTGTATTTATAACGCTCCAGGGTTTGCCTTTCGATAGTTTTTTTTGCGTCTTCGCTTCCCCAGTTTGGCTTTAATCCCGCCGCCTGCCACACTTCATAAGCTGCCGTTATCTCTCTAAGTTCCAACATACGGCATATCCCTCACTTCCTCCCAGTCCAGCCCCATAAAACAAGCCAGTCTGTATTTTCTTTTCTCTGGAGGTATCGCTGCCCAGCGCTCCTTATTTTTTGCAATCCATTCGTCTTTCTCTTGCGCTTCCTTGTCAGCAGCTTGCACTGATTTCGGTAATTTGATTTCATCCGTCCAACGTTCATCCTGCAAAAACGTATCAGGATCAGGTATGTACCTTCCGTTCTCCTCCTGCCACTGATTAGTTTTTTTGTATCTCTCAACAGCAGCATTAATCAATGCATACTGTTCTTCAGAGTGTACACGCATATTCATCCATGCTATTCTTGCAACAGGCTTTTTCCTTTTCGACGGATATAATTCCCAAAAACATTCAAAGCCTTTTTCTTTTTCGTTAACCTCTAATCCATTTTGGGTTTGCTCGCGTGCGTGCGCGTTATTATTATTATTATCATTGTTTATCATTGTTATATTATTATCATTATTGTTAGATGTTAGCTGACTGTTAGGTTGTCTGTTAGGTGTATGTTGACCGTCTGTTAGCTGACTGTTAGGTTGTCTGTTATCGACTTCCCTTTTTCCTTGATAAACCTGCCAGTTTACTATAGTTATCAGCCTTCCAGTCTTTGTTGATTGGTCTGTTAAAAAATTCATATTTTCAAACTTTTTTAACGCAGTCCTTACATTTTGGACTGTTAGTCCATTTCCGCAAGCTTTTACGATATTAGGCAAGCTTGTTATAAATTGTCCCGGTTGGCAAATAAATTCTTCTCCCTGCCAATACCACTTTTTTTCACTGTGATTTGCCATTAAAAGCAGGGTGATTAAAATTACCTTTTGCTCAACTGTCGTAACCTGCCAAATCGGACTATCTAACAATTTTCGATGTAAAGCAATAAACCCAGTATTCATAGCACTTTACTCCTGATGATCATATTTTGTAGATAAATACGCTTTTACCTTTTGCCCAATTACAACGCCCTCGGCGGCATTGTGGCGCAGGTAATGACAGTCATTACAAAGCATTGCCATATCTTCAAGCCTATCCTGTCCACCTTGTGACTTTAACGGCTCGTGGTGAGGTTTTACGCCAGGTTCCACAAAGCGGCTACAATTTACACACAACCCACTATCACGGTCGTATACTGCTTCACAAAGTTTTTTAAGCGCGACACCTTTAAGCCGTATCCGCTTTACTTTTGGAATCATCTTTATTGCCCCATTTATTCAGCATTTCTTCGATGTCAGCTCTAGGTCTCAGCTTAACGCCCTGCTCTTCTGCCATAGCCAGAAGGCAATCAATAAGCCGTGACATTTGTTCACGGTTATACTCCCTGCTGCCAAGATAAAAATCAGCTTCGTAATCGCCAGTTACTATGACAATTCGCCCAACTCTGCCGGCAGTCCAGCCTTTAATCATATACTCCAGCGATTCTTTATCCATGAAATGATAGTTTCTGTAAGGCCCGCAATCTTTTATTGCTTCCCTATACACGTCCTCTTTACTGTAGTAAACCTTTTCCTGCGACAACTTTTTAGCTATTTCATCGCATAAGTGCCAGCAATAATTATTAGCTGACAGCGTTCGCGCCTTTGAGAGCGGTTTTATTTCTACCTCAAGGGTTTTCCCTCGTCTAATCGATTCTTGAAGCTTCTGAACGTCTTCTGCTTCTCTAAAGGGCACCGATACCATTAAGCCAATACCTTCAGTACCCCTTAATACAACTAAATCTTTTACCGTGGTTTTCATTCCATTGCCTCTTCTGCTGCTTCTATTGCATCAAGACACGCTTTTGCACAGGAATGCGCATTCTCATACTGTGGTTTTGAAATAATAAATTTTAATCCTTCGATACTCATTTCTTCTACATTCTGCCAACCTGCGTTACCACGAACATAACATTTTGTACCATCAAATTTTACAAACTCAGTAGTTTTTACTGCAGCTTCTTCCTCTGGCACTTTAACTGGTTCATGTGCTACTACCCCCTTCTCGATCCACTGCCGTATTTTAGCTCCTATTTCCGGGGTTATTACACCTACAGAATTATCAAAAAGACGTGTACGATCTTTGCTTGCCGTAGCCTCATGTTTTTCACGATCAATATCAAACATGATAGTAAATTCGTACTCCAACCCCTCACGTTGTACAGGAGCCATACCAACTTTTTTAATTTTCTTATCTTCGGTTTGAATATAATCTTGTTTGGACCGCATGGTCACAATAACATGCATTTTACTTTGCAAAATTGTCTGTACTAATTTATCATGCATTGGCGTAATATCTTTCCATGCCGCCCAAGAATTGCCCTTATATTTAGTTCTGGCAATTTGTTCTTGTTGCTCTAATAGCCCACCTGCTCCATTCCATACATGTGACAAACTATCAATGATCAACACATCATAACCAGCCTTTTCAGCTTCTTTTATGGCATTGATGTAATTCGTAGTAGTAAAAGGCGGGACAATTTGCGCAATGTCATAATCATAAAGATCAGAATATAATTCGCCGCTACCATTTTCCGTATCAATCATAGCTATCTTTTCGCCTAACCCTTGTGCCATCAATAATGCGGAATATGTCTTACCGCTTCCAGATACACCACACAAAGCAATTTTTACATAGCTTCTTTTACGTTCTGCCTTTTTAAACATTACTTATTCCTCCCTTTACACCGTTCTGCACGTCTAAGCAATTTAACAGCCTGCTTTGCGGTTACTTTAGGCTCACCGTATGCTTGCTGAAGCGCACGAAAGGCCGCTAACTTTTCTTTCTCATTCATTCCTATGTCCTCCTAAAACTCTCTAAAAGTTTGACCGCCGCATCTACAGCGTGTATCCTCTATTGGCACTCTACATCCACAATGTACACATACAACGACCGGTACTGGCGATAGTCTCACCGGCACCTTTAATTTCATCTTGTCAACGATTGCTACTGCCCTGTTTAGGCGTTCAATCTTTTCCTGCAATAAATTATCCATTTACAAGTCACCTTCGCTATGCTAAAATGAAGGTGGACGCTAAACCTCGTAAAATTTACATGTCCACCCTGAGCTATCGAAGCTGCTACTTCGGTAGCTCTTTTTCTTTTGCTTTATCATAATCAATCCTCCTAAACTAAATCAGATACTTCACAGTTCATTGCTGCTGCAATTTTCCTGAGTGTGGATAATGTCACGTCTTTACCATTTTCAATATCACGTAAATTCTTGTACCAAACACCACTGGCATTAGCTACTTGATACCTTGACAGGCCTTTTTGTTCACGAATTTGTTTAATTTTGTTCATCTTGAATACTCTCCTTACTGTGGTACAATTACTATATATGGAGGTGATATTATGGCTAAAATTATTACTTACGACTTACGTAAACCTGGCACAAATTACGATGGTCTTATTGCTCGTATCAAACAATATACCCATTGTAAATTGACAGAATCTTGCTGGTTAGTTTCTACAACTTGGACTACAGCACAAATTCGCGATGACTTAAAAAGATTTCTCGATGTAAACGACAGACTATTTGTTGCCGAACTTTCAGGAAACGCAGCGTGGACTGGTCCGATGCTCAGTACAACAGAATCCATCAAAAAAATATTGAAATCATAATGGTTGTAAACCACTTACCGGTTTGCCAAATTGGCAGGCCGGTTTTTTATTGTCAGTCTCTCCGCAACACCCTTCTGACAAACCATATTTCCCGCTACAAACCTGATTTTGTAAATCCTCTGCCAGTCTTTCTAAAACATCACCAGCTTCATTTATCGTTAATTCATTCACAGAAGCAAAGGAAAAAAAACATTCTCTCAAGCTTTGATAATCATCCGGTGCTACTTTGTTATTAAACATAAATTATTCCTCCTTCGTTCATCTCAACACCCCTACTGTCACTACAGCAGCCATAATAGCAATGTATGTTCCGACAAATATTGCAGTAGTTGCTACGGTAAAATCTCTAATCATAAGCCTGCCACCTGCCCCATAGCGTAGCCAATATTGTAGATCATTCGTACTGCTACCAGAGTTGCTACTACAGTCAGCAACCACATCGCCGGATACCTTGCAATACTATCAAGTAAGCCTGCTGTTAAATCAACCGCTGCTAAGTATGCTAAGTGAATGTCTTTATAAATATTTTTCATTTTGCGACCTCTCTTTCTGATCCAATCAGTGCCAATAATGACTGTGCTGCTTCTCTACATTCTTTTATCATTCGGCTACCAAGTTCGGTTTTACTTAGTGTTTTCTCTACCATCTCAGGCAGAAGCTTTGACACGTCAGATACTTCTTTATGTACCCTTAATATCTTTATGCCCTCTGCATCGTTAATCGGAACTAAACCGAAAATATCGCAAAATACAGGATTTCGTTGCAGGTGTTGTACTCTAAGCCATGGAGTCCGATACATTTCAGTCATTTTTAACACAAGCCAATCAGGAACAACCCTGCCATCTAGTTCGTATTCTGCAAGACTACGTTCCGATACTATCAATAACATAGCCGCTTTAGGCCTTGTCATACCTGCAAAAAGTCGGGCATTTAAATAAGGGTTCATGCTGTTTTTTTGCATGTTGTAACTCTCCTTTCGTGATATTATTTCAAGTAGTCAAACAACCTGTTTAGCAAGTAGTTGAGCGGCTCGTTCTGCTTTGCGCTTTTCGATACCTTTGCGTAACTCCTCTGCCCAGTTATCGTCAGATATTTGATCTTTCTTCCGATATTGTTTCATAGAAGCAGACCTGCGTTTTGCCTGATTGATTGCTTCCGCCTTCTTCCTGGCGTTTTCTTTATCCTGACGTCTAAAAAAATCTAAAAGTGTGTCCTCAAAGACATACACTAGCGACCCTTTCTTACCACCACCAGAATGAGGAAACTCTCCTTTTGCCGCCCGGTCTTGCATACCTCGGTACGAAAAGCCATGCTTTTCACAAAAGGCTTTTAGTGTCATTCGCATTACTTACAACTCCTTTCTGCTCACTCAGCAGATTATCAATAGTGCAACCTAGAATCTCCGATAGCTGTTTTAGTTTATCTGCACGTGGCATTACTTCACCCGACTCCCATTTCGCAACAGAAGATCTATCTATTTTTAATTTATCAGCAATATCTTGTTGCGTAAGACCTGCTTTATTTCTTGCTTCTTTCAAGTTCATTTTTTCACCACCTCTCTTTTTTGTGAAGTTTCTTCACTATTTGATTTTATTATACGTGCATTTACTCCACTTGTCAATGCCTTTTGTGAATTTATTTCACGGCTTTAAATGTGAATTATAATCACATATAATATAATCGAGGTGGAAAATATGAACACTGCTGAAATTTTAAAATCATTGAGAGAGCAACATGGTCTTTCTCAGCAAGAAGTCGCTGATAAACTCGGAATAGACAGAACAACATATGTAAAATATGAAAGCGGAAGCAGTAAACCAGTACGTAAACTTTCTGAATTAGCCGCGTTATTTGGTGTTACTACAGATTATTTACTTGGTAATGATGTAGATCCAAATAAACTATCAAACTATCTTGGTCCTGTTGTAGAAAATAAAAAAATACCAATCATTGGCTCCGTAAAATGCGGACCTAATGGATTGGCATATGAATATCTAGAAGGTTATGTTTTTGTTGACGATAGCTTAACCGGCGATGTTACAGCCTTTGTCTGTAAAGGCGATAGTATGAAAGACATCGGTATATCTGACGGCGATATCGCCATTGTAAGACGTCAATGCACTATCGAAAACGGTGAGCTTGCAGTAGTCATTATAAATGGTGAGGAAGGCACTTTAAAACGTGTCAGATATCATGATAATGTAATGATATTGGAAGCGGCTAATCCTGCTTATCCACCTAGAATTTTTTCGGGAAAAGAAATGAATGTCGTTAAAATTTTTGGTAAGGTTATCCAAGTTAGAAAAAATTTTTAGAAAACGGGGATGATATTATGGATTTTATTGACCAACTAAAACTTTTATCCAAGAGAGTTGTAGCCCTTAAAGACCAAATTCAAACAGAAGAAGCTACTAAAACATCTTTAATCATGCCATTTTTTCAAGTACTCGGCTACGATATTTTTAACCCATTAGAATTTGTACCTGAATTCACTGCCGATGTTGGAATAAAAAAAGGCGAAAAGGTTGATTACGCCATTCTCACTGATGGCAACCCAACTATTCTTGTAGAGGCAAAGTGGTGCGGTGGTCCTTTAGAAAAACACGGTAGCCAGCTTTTTAGATACTTTGGCACAACAACCGCTAAATTTGGTATTTTAACTAATGGCATAGAATACAGATTTTTTACCGACCTTGATGAACCCAACAAAATGGATCAACAACCTTTCTTTGTATTTGATATTACCCAAATGAAAGAACAAGATTTGCACGAATTAAAGAAATTCCATAAGTCCAGCTTTAGTATTGAAGCTGTTTTTAGTGCCGCAGAAGATCTAAAGTATACGAACCATGTAAAGCAATTACTCAAAAAACAATTAGAAGAACCTGATGACGATTTTATTAACTATGTATTAGGCGAGGTTTACTGCGGACGTAAAACTCAAAACATCGTTGATAAATTTAAACCAGTTATAAAAAAATCATTAAATCAATTTGTGAATGACCTTGTTAACGACCGTATCTCAGCTGCTCTTAACAAATCTACTGTAGATGAAAATGCCGGGCTTCCGAATGCAAACAGTTCTACCATCGAATCAACAGATGAAAATCCCGATATTGAAGAGAAGAACAAAATTATAACTACCCAAGAAGAATTAGACGGTTTTGCAATTGTAAAAGCTATTCTTTTTAAGGTATTACCGATAGAAAAAATTTACTGCCGTGATACCGCAAGTTATTTTGGTGTTCTTTTTGATAACAAAAACTATAAATGGATCTGTCGTTTAAAGGTAGAAAAAGCTACTAAATATCTTATTTTACCTGACGGCACTCCTACTGGCAAAAAATATCCATTAGAAAACATAAATAGTATTTTTAATTATGCTGACGAACTAATTGAATCTGCAAAACGATTTGCTGAAGAAGATCAAGGGGATGAATCTAAATGAAAAAATTATTATTAATCTTGCTCAGCTTATTTACTCTATTAATTTTCACCGGGTGCGGTGGACCTAGTCCGAAAGAAGAAGCCAAGCAATTCAATGAAACTTATTATGTGCAAGGCTTGAAAAAAGGGTTAGTAGCTGAATTAAATAAAACTATGAATGATGCAATAACAAAGCATGGCGATTCTGAAGAAGCCTTCAAAGCAGTTATTGCATCTGGTCTACCACAAAAGTTTAAAGATTCAATTGAAAAAATAAAACAAGCTAAAATTGAAAACAAAGAAGTTGAACCATTAAAAAATAAGTTAGTTAAAATAGAAGAAACATATATAGAATTGCTTGATATAGTCGAAAAAAATGATGTTAATAATGTTGATCAAGCATTAAAAAATAGGGACAAATCAGCATTTGATTACTTAAATGAATATTCCAAAATCACTACTGGAAAAGGCTTGCCTGTATTTAACACCCCAATAGGGCAACTTTATGCTGAAGAAGCATCAAATGTTTTATTTACAGTTACAGATGTATCAGAAGCAAAAACAGTTGGAAGCGGTTATTTTCAAGAATCTGCACAAGGTAAGTTCGTTATAGTAAAGGTTATGGTCTCAAATAATCAAAAAGATGCCATAACAGTTGATTCAAATTCCTTTAACTTAATAGATAACCAAGGAAGGCAATTCTCTACGTCAGTGGAAGGTATGACTGCAGTTCAGATTTCTGAAAATCATACAAAAGGATTTTTAACAAAATTAAATCCTGGCATGGTTATAGACAGCACTTTTGTATATGATGTTCCAACCAACTTAAAAATTTCTGATTTTGAATTAGAAGCTCGTGGCGGTATGACCGGCGATAAGGTGAAAATGCCATTAGCAGTTAGAAAAACAGGTTATTAAAACAAAAAGCCGCTCCTAATGGAGCGGCAATATACAGGTAATTAACTATGAAGCTGGACTATGATTTAATACGCGACTTACTTTTATATGTCGAAGATAAGACTGACGGCGAAAAAACAATTCATGTGCTAAGTATAGCTGAAGATTTCCCTGCAGTAGAAGTGCAAAAGATAAAATATCATTTAAAATATCTTAAAGACTCTCATTACTTACAGCATATTCGCGATGTAAATATTTTAGACATTACCCCTCTAGGTAGAGATTATTTAAACTCGGTCAGAGAACAATCTATTTGGAAAGAAACAAAAAAGTATTTCATCCCTTAGGCTCTGTAGCATTATCTGTAGTATCTGACATCGCTACATCCATTATATTAAAACGCTTAGGCCTATAAGGAATTGTATTATCTTCTGCTTTCTTTTTCGTATGTTCAAAAATAAAATCAAAAAGCCCAATAGGAACATTATTATTGTTAAGTACAAAAATTATTTCATCTGTGGTTTTTTCAATATTAACATTTTCCATACTTACACCTTCTCTCATAATTATTATAATATATCATAATAATTCTTGCATCTAACAATTATTCAAACTGTGAAAATTTGTCACAGTTTGAATAATACTACCGCTGGACGCTAGAAAACAATTAAAAGAAACTGACAAATAAAAAGCAGCTCATATGAGCTGCAAATTTTTACTCATTCTATGCAAACATACGTTTTAAAAGGAGTTGATATTTTATGTCACGTGTTCGAGCCAAAGGCGAAGGCTCAGTATATTTTGAAAAACAACGTCAAAAATGGCGTGTAAGAATAGTAACGCCGGCCGGTGTTATCCAGAAGCGTTTTGATTCGCAGCAGGAAGCTATCGACTACAAAAACGAAGAAATAGCCAAAATCAAACAAAATGTCTATAATAAAGATGGCTTAGCTCCGTTTGGAAAATTTGTTATTAAATATCTTGCTGATTTTAAAACATATCCTACTGTATCAGAAGGAACAGAAATATTTTATCAGCGCCGGGCCAACAAAATAGCTCCTTTGGTAAAATATCCCATAAAAAATATAACAACTGAAATTTTACAGCACTACTTTTTGAGTTTAAAAAGCAGTCAAGATGACAAGCGCAAAACATATGAATTTTTAAAAATGATATTTACGTTTGCTGTATCTCGACAAATAATTCAATTCAATCCTATGCTTGCTGTTCCCAAGCCAGAAATGGCCTATAAAAACGAAGATGATGAACCTGAACCATTTTCTCAGGAAGAAATCAAAACTATTTTAAATTACCTAAAATCAGATCACAATCAACATAAATATTATGTAATGATTTTGCTTGAAGTATCCACCGGATGCCGTATCGGTGAGTTGTTAGGTATATTAAAAAAATGGTATAATTCCACCAATCAGCAGATAAAAATAAAAAAGTCTGTAAAACAAGATAAAAACAATAAAACAATTCTTGGCAATACAAAAAATAGACAATCAATACGTACCTATGATCTTAGTCGTAAGCTATGCGATATCTTGGATGAATATATAGAACGCACTGAATATGCAAGCGAATATCTTTTCAGTACTCGTACAGGTACGCCCATAAGTCGTAATAATATGCGTAGAACATGGAAACGTATTCTGAGTGAGCTGAATATACCCTACAGGCGCTTTCATTTTCTCAGGCATACATACATCACTGAAATGTTGGCACAAATGCCACTAGCAGATGTCAGTGCAGCTGTAGGGCATAGCAAAATTGAAACAACCTTGAAATATGCACACAAGAAAAAAGGTAGCGGAAAAAGGCTTGCAGAAATTGCTGAAAATATGTATTACTAAAAGGTCAAAATAATTTACAAACTCCCATTCAACTCCCTTGACCCATTGAAAGGAAACTCCCATGCAATAAAAAAAGCACTGCAAACTATTGCAGTGCCTACTTCTAACAGTGGTGGAGACAAGCGGGATCGAACCGCTGACCTCTTGAATGCCATTCAAGCGCTCTCCCAGCTGAGCTATGCCCCCAAGACAATTAAGATTATAATAGAAAACAGCCTTACTTGTCAATATAATTGTAAAATATAACTCAAAAATATTGCAGTAGGTTAAGCACCGTGCTATAATGTATGACGCAAGCAAAGACGCCTGCCTTCCTGGGTCAAATCTGCCTTCAGGAAGGCAGATTTATTTTTTCAGGAGTGTTTGACAATGCGTTCTATCGAAACTACCGCGGCCAAGCTTTCTGTTTTCAAAATGACCTGGCCGATTTTCATTGAAATTTTGCTGCAGATGATGGTCGGCAATGTAGATCAATTCATGCTCAGTCATTATTCTCAAAAATCCGTTGCTGCCGTTGGTAACGCCAATCAAATCATCAACATCGTTATTATTGCCCTCAGCGTAATAAGTATGGCCGCAACAATCATGATTGCCCAATACCGTGGTGCCGGTAATAAGGAAAAAGTCACGGAAGTTTGTACCGTAGCTCTTTTAACAAACTTCATTTTCGGACTTATCATCAGTTCAATTCTGTTTTGTTTCGACAACTTCTTCCTTGATCTGCTGGCCGTACCTGATGACATCCGGTCTGAAGCCGGCTTATTTCTACGCTATATCGGCTTGTTTATAGTGGTCCAGGCAGTATACATCTCTTTTATTTCTTTTTTCCGCGGTTATTCACTGCTAAAAGTAACGATGATGACTTCTATCATCATGAATGTTATCAATATTATCTGTAATGTTTTCCTTATTCATGGCTTCGGCCCCATCCCCCCCTTGGGAGTATTGGGAGTGACTATTTCAACCAACAGCAGTAAAGTACTGGGTCTGCTGCTGATTCTATATTTTTTCCGTCGTTTTATCAATCTGCCCTTGTCTTTTAAATATCTTCGTCCTTTTCCCAAAAAAACTTTGTATAATATCCTCTATCTGGGTCTGCCTTCCGGCGGTGAGTCGCTTTCGTATCAGCTGTCGCAGATGGTGATTATGAAATTTGTCAATCTGATGGGTTTAGTAGTCATAACTACCAAAATATATGCCTATATCATTGCTATGTTCTCATACATTTATTCGCAGGCTCTGGCAATGGCGACGCAAATCATCGTTGGTTTTCTTCTAGGCCGCGGCGACCAGGAAGCAGTCAGCCAAAGAGTCTGGAAAACTGTGCGGTTAGCGGTGCTGATCAGCGGTACCCTGACAACGCTCTTATATTTAAACAGCGACCATATCTATGGTATCTTTACTGATAACCCCGAAGTGCTGGAGTTGGGACGCCACATCTTTCTCATTGAAATTTTTCTGGAAATCGGCCGTGCCGTCAACATGGTTATGGTCATGTCACTGCAGGCTGCCGGTGACATCAAAGGTCCTGTAACAATAGGCTTGCTTTCCATGTGGCTGGTTTCCGTATCAGGTGCCTACTTTTTTGGTATCGTCCTAGATTTTGGCTTGATAGGTATCTGGATCGCTATGATGATGGATGAATGTTTAAGGGCACTGATATTTATTTATCGCTGGCACAGTGGAGTCTGGCGGCACAAAAATCTTATTTAAAAGCAAAAAGAACGTAGATATTTTATCTGCGTTCTTTTTGCTTTTAAATTAATCTATATAGTTTTAATCTTATCAATT